TTTCTCATTTATAAGTCTAGCAATTTCATCCATTGCAACTCTTATCTCATTATTTAAAAATTCTCTTTCTTCTTTCTGCTTTTTTCTTTCTTTAAGTCCTCTACTAACATATTCTTTTGCTATATAGACATCTAAAGCGGCGTCTAATCTATCAAGTGTATTTTCTGCTCTATCTATAATAATATTCTGTTGCGTTATTTGTTTATCTATTAATGATATTTGTACTGCATTATTACCTGTTGGTCTAACTTGATCTAGGTGTGCCTTTGATAGAAAACCAAAGATACCCATTGATGTTATGAATACTAATACTATTATTGATGTAAATAAATATGTCTTTAAAAGTCTAGGTACATCTGATCGCCAATTATGATACAACCAAGTGGCAGCAACTAACTTACCTACCTCTAGTGCGGAACCCATTGCAATAATAGGTATAGCAGCACCAGCAAATAATGTTGCCAGTCCTATAATAGAATATCCAGCAGCAATTAAAGATATGCTTATCGCCGATATAAAAGTTAATATAATTAAAACCATTTGATTATTTATTGTCTTCTTCTAATTTTCTTATTCTTTTAATCATTCTTATGACTCTCTGGTCATAATCTGGTGTTGTTGAAAACTTATCTAAAGTTTTGATTAAAACGATAGAATCTAATTGTCTATTTTGATCTATCATTGATTGTCTTAATTCTCTAAATTCTTTATAAGCAGGATGTGTATTTAAAATTCTAATATATTCTTTTACACTATCACATTTACTAGCAAATATTCTTACTCCCCAACCTGGCCACTTTTCTACACCCATTAGTAATAGATGTGGTTCTGTTTCTGTCCAAGTTCTAATACCGAATAAATTATTTCCTTCGGTAGCAAATCTACTCTTACCCCAACCAGACTCTAGTGCGGCCTGACCTATAATCATTTCATAAGGTACTCTAAACTTTTTAGGTGTTGTGAAATTTACATAGTCAATACATTTGTGCATTGCTCTTACAAATTGAATATCATTGATATATGAAAATTCAGGTTCTCTTAAATCTAAATCTTGTATTTTTTGTAAATAAAATTCTTCTGTTTTTTGAGTTACATTTTTAATAGCAATGTTATTAGGTTTAAATGTACCATATCCAAACGCAATAGCAGATATAATCATTAGACCAAATAATATTTTGGTATAAAACCAAGACTTGTCTATAATTTTTTTAGTATTAATTTTTTGTGGCATAATAATCGTATCCTGTCCACTCTTTACCTTCGTGGTCTTTAAATGATTCTAGTTTTGATTGATAAAAAGTTAATTGTGGTTTAAGTTTTTCTACTTTCTTAAATATAACTTCTGCTTGTTTAAATGTATAATTATCGTAAATATCTTTTGCCCATTGACCTGTATAATATAATTTACTTGTGCCTGATAAATTAGATGGTTTTATAAGTTGACCTAATTGTATCAATGCCTCACCTACTCTACCTTTAATATAAGGATCCAATTCTTTCACTTTTCTACCCATAATATAACTTTCTTTTATTATATATCTATACCGATTCTATTTAACTTCGGTCTAAAACTATAAAATAATCTGTTATGGTTACCTGTATCACCTGCATAATTCATTTGATAAAGATGTACCATTTCGTGTGCTAATGTGTCCACAAATTCTTTTTTATTTCTGTAATATGGCAACATTTCTAAATGAAATTGACAAGTACCCTTGCCTTTCCATTCCCATTGTACAACTTGACCAAAACATTTTTGCCATTTTAATTCTTTTAATTGTATATCATTAAAAGGCATAAGTATGTTTTTAAATATAGATTTATTAATCAACTTAAAATATTTCTTAATATCTTTATAAGTTGTTTTGTATTTTCTATTGCTCACCAACTCTCGCTTGAGAACCTTCTTAATTCTCATATTTTTTCTGTTTGGTTTTCTCTTTGTGGTCATTGTAATGTTGTATAACTCCTATTGTTATGCACCCAAGGATTAATGTTCTTATTTCAATAGGTGCCGACCAAAATATTTCAAATATTTCAATCATATTAACTACAATCTTTGTCTTTAATTTTAGAGTCTTTAAGCAATAAACATTTGTGTTGTTTATCTAATTCTAATCTCAAATCTGTCATAACTCTATCCATAATTAAAGGTAATGCTGCTTCTAAAAGTGGTATCACTTCTAAAGCAAGATTCTTCATAATATGCTCAAGTTCAGATTCTATAATCTTCATCTGGTCTATATCAGTTCCTTTTACAGTTTCAACTATAATGTGACCAGTTGTAGTAGTTATCCTATCATCTGCATTCACGGCATTAAATATTGCCCACGACCAAATATAGGTAAATACTATAAATATTATTAAAAATTGTTTTCTCATAATGTATAATGTTATCCTTTCAATTCAATTTTCTATACTATTTATAGTAACACATTTGACTACTAAAGTCAAGCGTTAATAAGTGTTGATTTTAAAGGGTTTTTAGGGTGTTCTAATGAGAACAAAGCGTGAACACCCTTAAAATATATGCGTATTATTTGTTGATTCTAACAAAATCGTCATTCCAACCAAAGGTTTCTTTAACCATTTGTGCGGTTAAACCTTTGTAAATGTTATTAAGATTTTTATTCTTAATTGCCATTAGGACTTCAGCGTCCTTCTCGTGTAATCCTTCTAACATCTGAATAAACATAGTTTCTTTTTTCAACTTGTTTATTGTGTTATTACCACCCACGACAAAGTGATATAATTTTCTTGCTTCCATAGCAAGACTATTATGTTCCGTGCCAACAGGTGCCTCATTTTTAATATAAGGTGGATTACCTTCTGGTAAATCAAATTTGATTTTAGGATCAAAGGCAGCTTTTAGTAATTGCCTCATTGGTTTGTTATCGTATCTTTTTAAAATAGCGATCTTTTTAGGTTTGTCTTTAGCATTATTAATCTGTGTAAAGATTTCATCTGCTGTAGGAGCACCTGATCCTTCGGTACTCATCTGTATATCTCTTGCGGTTGTTATAGCCATAATTTACTCCATTTCAAAAGTCATTAATTTTATCTATCAAAGACTTCAATTTTTTATCTATAAAATAAGGTAACAGGAGCGACCTGTCTTTTACTTTATAGTTCTTATATGTATTTATAATATTAGTTTCTATCGTTTTTGGTATCTGCGATAAATCTATTAGTTTCTTATTTCTATTGTAGTGTTTTCTTGTTTCTGACCCTAAAGGTATGTTATCTACATTACACCATTCCTCTAGTTGTTTTGCTTTTATAGGTTTCTGTCTTTCACCTCTAACAAATACCTCATCATCACTTAATATATTAGGAACACCGTCTGATCTATCACCTTTGATAATCTGTTCTTTTAAAAATCTAACTGCATCCTCTTGCTCACCTATAAAACCTTTTAATAATGGCGACCATTGGTAGACATCACCATAATGTTGTAATTGAATAAAATCTTTGTCACCAGATATGATTAAATACTTTTCTTCTTCTCTTAAACTTACAATCGTAGCAATTAGATCATCTGCCTCAGCATTTTCTACATATATTACTTTATATGGAAAGTTATCTCTAACTTCATTTCTAATTTCTGTTAGTATTTTAAATATGTTTTCCCAATCAAATGGACCATCTTGTCTTTGTAATTTTCTATTGTGTTTGTATCTAGGAAAGAAGTCTTTACGCCAAGGATCCTTTGCGTCAGCACATAAAACCATATCACCCCATTCGTGTGAGTGTTTTACATTGAAACCTCTTAATGAGTTTAGTACCATATACCTAATCATTTCTCTATTAGGTTTAACATCACCTTTGCCTCTAACTTGTGCCATAAGGTTTGATATTAACACCTGATTGAGGTCAACTAGGATCATAGGTACTTCTTTTTATACCATTTGTAAAATGCTTTGTCTGTAAATATTTCTGCGATCTCTGGAGCAGATACTTGTTCCATTCTTATGCAATCAGCAAGGTCTTGGTACTCGTCTTTATCAACCTTACGAGTCATCTTCTCACTTCTATTCTCTGCTAAAGTTTTTATTGTTCTCTTATGATTTTCTCTTATTTGTTCCATAAATCTTTTAATGATTGTTGTACTGTTGTTAATTTTTCTTTTGGTTTATTTGCTCTACTTCCTATATGTAAAGCAATACCAAATCCAATTACGGTTAATAAACATCCAATAATTCCTAATCCTATTAGAGAGTGATCCATATTAATTAATCGTTGGTTTCGTAAACGGTTCAACTTTATCCTTACTTGTGTACATAGTTTCCATAAGTGCTTCAAATTCAGCAGGTGGCATTGTAGTTTTCATTATTTTTATTGTCTGACCTAATATAGTCATCAATACTAATACTGGTTTATACTCTAACATCTGTGCCATTGTCCATTCGTGGAAATCATTACAGATTA